AATTTAGCGCCATTAGCTCAACAGGACAGAGCAATAGCCTTCTAAGCTATCGGTTTCAGGTTCGATCCCTGAATGGCGCACCAACTGCTGGTCTAGTTCAGTGGTAGAACGGCTGCCTTGTAAGCAGCGCGTCAGAGGTTCGATTCCTTTGCCCAGCACCAATTCTAATTTAGCGTCATCCAAAACCAACCAACCGCACTCACACATTCCTTGTCTGGCATGGATACGGGTGACGCTAATCTAAAAAACAAAATGGAGTACCCCCAAATGTTAGAGCCGACTACTAGCACTGGCGCGGCTACTGTTGCTGTTACTGGTGTGACGTTAGTTGGTCTGCTTTCTGGGCTTGACGCTGGCGTAGTCATTGGTGCGTTTGCAGGTGCCGTCGTATTTGTCTTATCAGCTACTGAATTCCCAATCTGGAAGCGCATGGCGTTTTTCATAGTGGCCTTTGTCCTTGGGGTTCTAACTGCTGGTTTTTCGACGGCGATGCTAAGCACGATAATTCCTGAGTCAGTCACTGTAGAAAAACCGATCGGTGCACTTATCTCATCAGCAACAATAGTCTGGATACTGATCGCTGTAATTTCGAAAGCCAAGAACCCAACCTTCAATTTAAAAGGTGGTGGAAGATGACAATTAACATACTGTTATTGAACATTAACGCCATCACATGCTTCTTGATTGCTGTACGTCTCCTGACATTTCAACGACAAACCAGCGCGCATAACTGGATAGGTTCGGCGTTTGCTTATGTTCTCATTGTGGCTTGTGCTGCTGTGACCATTCGAATAGTTACAGGGACATACATCAGAGCAGACCTCGCAGAAACCATCATCAACATAACTCTATGCGTATCGCTGTTCTTATCGCGCGGTAATGTCATGCATATTTTTCGGAGGAGTGGCACACATGCAAATTAGTGAGAAAGGAAAGGGGTTGATTAAAGATTCAGAAGGGTTTAAGGATAAAGCGTATCCCGATCCTGGTACTGGCGGTAAACCGTGGACTATTGGATACGGCCATACACATAGCGTTTCAAAAGGTGACGTTATTACTCAGGCACAAGCCGAGCAATTCCTCCGAGATGACCTTCAGCCGATTTACATCACTATTGAAACCTGCGTTAAGGTTCCACTTAACCAAAACCAGTTTGATGCATTGTGCTCGTTTATCTTCAATGTAGGTGGCGGGAACTTTGCAAAATCCACTCTGCTGAAAAAGTTGAATGCAGGTGATTACGCTGGCGCGGCTGATGAATTCTTGCGTTGGAATAAAGCGGCAGGAAAGGTTTTACCCGGGCTTGATATTCGTCGCTCTAAAGAACGTCGGTTATTCCTGTCATGAGTAGAGTAACTACCGCGCTGATCGCTGTCATCATCGCTCTACTAGTCGGCATGTGGTACACGACAAGCCAGATGCAGTCTCTCAGTTCCGAACTTAAAGAAATCACTCAGGTAGCCAATCAGCAGAAAGCAGACCTCGAAAACATCCAGCGGCAACGAGTACAGGCCGCCGAGCTGGATATCAAAGTCACTCAGGAATTAGCAAATGCAAAAAGTGAAATTGAGCGTCTGCGCACTGATCTTGGTAACGGCACTAAGCGGCTGCACATCGCGGCCAACTGTGCAAAGTTGCCCGAAGCCACCGCCGCCACCGGCAAGCCTGATGCAACCAGCCCCCGACTTAATGACTCCGCTGAACGGGATTATCTCAGTCTCGTCGAACGAATCAGACAATCCGAAACAATGATTAACGGGTTGCAAAGTTATATCCGCACCCAGTGCCAATAGAGCCTCACTTCGGTGGGGCTTTTTTATATCTGAAGCAATCATCCGCACCATGCCCGGTGCATTCAAAAGCATAGAGCCTTACAGAAACAAGCCTTGGAGAAATGCTGGTTTAGGCCGGTAGCCGTCTCTATGCGCTGGCGTTTCTGGGCAACAAGGCTCGTTTCTAAAAGGTAACTACCGATGAAAGAATTAACACTATTCAATACCCCTGTTCGAATTGATGATGATGGGATGGTCTGCCTTACTGACATGTGGCAGATAGCAAAGGCAAGAGCCGAGTCAGGTGATGATAAATTCTTATCAGGAAGAGACATAAACAACCTTCGCCCGTACAAATTTTCAAGACTTGAGTCTACTCAACTGTTTGTTAAGGAATTATCTAAATGGGATTTGAAAGCCCATTTAAAAACAGTGAGAGGTAAGCACGGCGGAACGTTTGGTAGTCGTTATGTGGCGTATGAGTTTGCAGGCCATATCGATCCTGCATTCAAAGTTGGCGTTTACACCGTGCTAGATAAATTCTTCTCAGGAGAATTGATATCACTTGCTAGCTTCATGGCTGACGCAAACATGATTGATCACGTCATCAAAGAAGAGATGACTGAAATTAGTCACTGCGCAAGACAAATGAATCATTGGGGTGTTGGTGGCAGGAAGAAGCATCTATTGGATAAGCGAGAAGAGGTTTATGCCAAGCTGCAAATCAAGATACCGGGGCTGCCATCATGAATAAAAATGAAAAGCAGCAATTAGAGACTATTCGTCGCTACCTGAAGGATGGGTTCCAATATTTGAATTGCGGACGGATATCTCTAGGCGTATCGAATGTCGAGAAGGCGGAAATCCTTCTCGATGTTTTACTGACGCTAGCAGACAAAAATCCCAAGCGTTAGCACCTGTGAAATATGCGCAAATTTGCTCACATCTAAAGCATTGAGAGCCTATTTCACAACGGCTCTTACCAATTCCTCCCGACAAGGAAACAGATTGCATAACCCCGAAAGGATGGTGATCCAATCTTGCTGACGGGTAAGCCGTAAGTCAGTTAGCACCTCTGCGAAGCGGGGCGAGTCTGGCTAACCAAATCAAATTGCGTAGGGTTGTCGCAGCATCTCTGTATTAGCCACAACCGGTTCCTCTCCTGACCGTTAGCGTACAGAGACATCAATAACGACCAATGCCGAGCGATTACCACTCGCTCTCATGGCGGTAACATGAACCGTGGCAGAAGAATCATGGAGCAATACAGTGTGTTTTCACTGAGAGCACACGATATTGCAGCATAAGTTCACATGGCGCCGTAGGGCGGATACTCATAAATCAGAGGAATGTTCGCTTATGGCTGATAAGTACAACGTCAAAGCAACAAAGAAAGACGGAACCACATACGAAGGCGTCATGACAGCCAAAGAGCCAAGACTGGTTAACGGTCTATTTGCTATTGCAGAACATGACGGCTCATGGACATACATTCAGCCGGATGAGTTAAGTGAAATCACATTCAAGCCGATAACGGAAGAAGTTGTTTAATTAGGGTATGATCTCTCTACTTTGATAAAAGGGGGGAGATAGATGAGCGCAGATACTATTGCATTCTGGTCTATGATTGGCACATGGTTTTCAGGGATTGCAACTTTAGTCGCAGCTATTGCCGCATTCAGAGCGTTAGGGACATGGAAGGAGCAAGAAAGAATAAAGGATCTTAAGGAGCTTAAAAGTTCTATCTTCAATTATAGAAACATCCTTATAGAAATGCCTGAAATTATGGACTGGGGAAATCCAAGTCATGCTACCCCAATAGCCGTTATGGAGGGAGCAATAAACGACGTAATGGCGAAGATGTCTATAGCTGAACTTGATAGCCAGCACGATGAGATAGAACAAATCTTTATAAAATTAAGAAATAGCCATGATCTATATATAAGAAGAAAAATTGATAAACATGAGCATGCACGAACAGTTAATTTCGTGATTTCAAAGCGTTTCCTAGAAAAGGAATGAAACATGTCAAGTCTGACTATGAAGCAAGAGGCTTTTTGTCAGGCATACATAGAAACTGGTAATGCCTCGGAGGCTTACCGTAAAGCGTATGCCGCCGAGAACATGAAGCCAGAAACGGTGAATCGTAAAGCAAAAGAGCTATACGACATCGGCAAGATTACGGCAAGGATTAAGGAATTGCAGGGAGAGATCAAGCAGCGACATGACGTTACAGTTGATTCTCTTCTGGCTGAGCTTGAAGAGGCAAGGCAAGCGGCGCTGGGTGCCGAAACACCTCAGTCATCGGCTGCTGTTGCTGCCACTATGGGGAAAGCCAAATTAACTGGACTAGACAAGCAGGTTATCGAGTTGACAGGTCAGGGTGGCGGTCCGGTAAGAGTTGTCACTATGTCACCTGAAGAGATAAAGCGGGTGATGGAGAATGACGACTGCTGATGAGTTGATCCGCGCGAGAATGTGCGAGGCTGACGGCCTGTACTTCAGTCGATACTTTTTCAAACAGCGCACCGGCGGCAAGATGATTGTCGCACCGCACCACAAAGTGATTCAGGAAACGCTAGACAGGGTTATAGACGGAGAGATTAAGCGCCTCATCATCAACGTTCCTCCCGGTTACACTAAAACAGAATTGGCAACCATCAACATGATGGGGCGCGGATTAGCTTTAAACAACCGCGCTCGATTCATGCACCTCTCATACTCACACAATCTGGCACTACTCAACTCATCAACAACACGAAATATGATTAAGTCACAGGCATATCAAGCCATGTGGCCAATGTCTTTGCGTGATGATGCAGACAGTAAGGCGATGTGGTGGACTGAGCACGGTGGCGGGGTTTATGCATCGTCAGCTGCTGGTCAGGTTACTGGCTTTCGAGCTGGGCATATGGAAGATGGCTGGCAGGGAGCGTTAATCATAGATGACCCTGTCAAACCAGATGATGCATACAGTGAAGTTGTTCGTGATGGCGTAAACAGTCGGTTCAACGAGACAATTAAATCTCGGCTGGCCGTAGAAACGACGCCAATGATTGTCATCATGCAGCGCATCCACTATCACGATTTAAGTGGTTACTTGTTGCGAGGCGGATCTGGTGAGATGTGGCACCACCTCAACCTGCCAGTGATCATCGACAACTCTCAGGCATACCCTGAAGAAAATACCCATGGAATCCCAATTCAGCACGGATTACCTGATGGGTGGCTCTGGCCATTCAAACACAACGAATCTCATCGAGTATCCCTAGAGTCCCATAGGCGGACATTCGAAGCGCAGTATATGCAAAACCCTCGCAGATTTAACTCTGAGGGAGCGCTCTGGAATGAAGGGATGATTAGCGCAGCCCATGCGATGAATATTCATCGAGAGCTTGCACGGACTGTTGTGGCTATTGACCCGCAAGCAACAAATAGCGATGAGAGTGATGAAACGGGGATTGCAGTCGCAAGCTCTTACGGTGGTGGCGATGAGCGTCAGTATTCAGTAGATGCTGACTACAGCGGAAAGTACTCACCGAATGGGTGGGCGACAAAGGCCATGGAGGCCTACAAAAATCATGATGCAGACGCCATTGTTATCGAGACAAATCAGGGCGGAGATATGGCTGAGGACACACTTAAAAATGCCGGATTTAAAGGCAGGATAATTCGTGTCCATGCTAGCAAGGGAAAATACGCCAGAGCAGAGCCAATATCGGCGCTTTATGCACAAGGCAGAGTGGCCCACCGTGGCGGTCTGTATGTCATGGAAAACCAAATGATGGAATATGTGCCATCGACAGCCAAAAAATCCCCTGACCGTTTGGACGCTTTAGTTTGGGCATTAACCGAACTTAGCGAGCCAGTTGCTGCAGGGATGATGATCCCAAGCCGTCTTCGTCGCAGATAGCCACCTCTCATTTTTAATTCGGACACAGCATGAACGAAAAACTAAAGCTAGCCGTCAACCATGCGTTGAACGAGGCAAGGAACGCGCGTGCCCGTATGGGGATGCTAAATCCAACGATGGGACTTGATGCAAAGCGAAGCTCAGCGTGGTGTGAGTATGGCTTCAAAGAGGACTTAACCTTTGATGACCTCTATAAGCTCTACCGGCGCGGCGGCATTGCATTTGGCGCAGTCAACAAGATCATATCCCACTGTTGGAAGTCTAATCCGCAAATCATCGAAGGCGATAAATTCGATAAAGCGAAGAAAGCTACTGCTTGGGAAGGGAAGATTAAACCGGTATTCACTAACAGACTCTGGAATAGCTTTGCTGAAGCTGATAAGCGTCGATTGGTTGGCCGGTGGTCTGGGATATTGCTTCACATCCGTGATAACAAGGCTTGGAATCAGCCTGTAGTTAAAGGTAAGGGGCTAAAAAAGGTCACTCCTGTATGGGCTGGGGCTTTAAAACCTTATTCGCTGGATACGGATATCAACTCAATCACATACGGTCTACCCACTATGTGGGAATACACCGAATATCTATCAAATGGTGGGAGTCGTAGAGTCCAGATTCACCCTGATCGCGTGTTTATTCTTGGCGACTATTCAGACGATGCCATTGGATTCTTAGAGCCTTCATACAACGCTTTTGTCAGTCTTGAGAAAGTTGAGGGAGGCTCCGGAGAGTCATTCCTAAAGAATGCGGCTAGACAGCTGAATATTAACTTCGATAAGGAAATTAACTTCAACAGCCTTGCATCAATGTATGGCGTCAGTGTTGAAGAATTGCAGGATACTTTCAACGAGGTTGCTGTAGAGATAAACCGCGGCAACGATACAACGCTCACAACGCAAGGGGCGGTAGTAACGCCGCTGGTAACTTCGGTAGCTGATCCATCACCCACCTATGACGTCAACCTCCAGACGGCGGCGGCAGGTGTTGATATTCCGGCCAAGGTGCTTGTGGGAATGCAAACAGGTGAGAGAGCAAGTACTGAAGACCAAAAGTATATGAACGCTCGCTGCCAGTCTCGCCGAGAACGAGAGCTTTCATACGACATTGAAGATTTCACTGACAAGCTAATCGAGCTACAAGTTATCGATCCGGTGTCAGAGAAAACCGTCATCTGGGACGACCTAAACGAACAGTCATCATCTGACAAGCTAGATAGCGCGACCAAAATGAGCGAAATCAACCAGAAGGCAGTATCAACTGGAGAGCCTGTTTTCTCTCGAGACGAGATTAGAGAGGCCGCTGGGTATGAATCAGGTGAAAGTGACCCGCTAGGTGAGGAAATCGACGATGGCGAAGAAAGCAAAGTCGGCGATCCTACCCTGTAATAAACAGGACCCGACAGGAGTTGATAGGCTAGAACGTGGAGCCATGCGAGATTTTTCAAAGCGCATGAAGCTAATCACCAAAGGCTATATACAGATACTGAACCGAATCCCCGCATCACCCGCAGTAAACCAACGATACGCATTCCAACTAGACCAAGGCCTCCTATCCATGCTTCTGCAGAATGGAGAGAGGATGGTGGATGAAATATTGCTTCAGGGTGGAGAGCTAAACCTGTGGTTCTTCGATCAGTATGTCGAGGTGGCATATCAGCGCGGTACCGCTCAAGAGTTTGCAAACCTATCCCAGCAATCACCGGCCTATGCCGCTGGGCAAAATAGCGTTCAAAGCATTCTGATGAGCGAGCCATACCAACTACGTCTTGTATTGGTTCGGGCTCGCGAATTTGAAGAAATGAAGAACCTAAGCGCTCAAGTTAAAGCTGACATGGCTCGGATACTGACTGATGGCATCGGGCGTGGCCTTAATCCGAAAGAGGTTGCACGAAACCTAACAGATCAAACCGGCATTGAGTCTCGTAGAGCCAATCGCATCGCCAGAACAGAAATCACTACGGCTTTAAGAAGAGCCCGTATGGATGAGGATGATGATGCCAAGGCCAACTACGGCATCCAAACAATGCAGCTTCATATCTCAGCGCTGAGCCCCACAACTCGCAGCACTCACGCATCTAGACATGGAAAACTCTACACAACGGATGAGCAGCGAGACTGGTGGTCTAGAGATGCAAACTCAATTAACTGCAAGTGCTCCACTGTAGCCGTGCTGGTAGACGACAAAGGCGAGCCCTTATCAAACACCGTAATCGAACGAACGAGGAAGGAATACACCTCAATGAAGGCAAGAGGATTAACCGATGACAATGCAGGTTAACGTCACAACTAAGGTCAACAGTCAGTCTATCAGGCGTGAGAATTACAACGGTCGCGATCACCTTATCCTCCCCAGTTATACGCTGCCAGCAAACGTGGTTATGAATGGCGGACTATACCCAGAAAGCGAAATTGATGCTCACTACACAGGCCTCGAAGGGACGCTGGCACCACTAGGCCACCCAATGGTTAATGGGCAGTTTGTATCAGCATTCTCTCCTGAAGGGCTAAACATCGGCTACGTAGGGGCTTGGAACCGTAATGTTAAGAAGTCCGGCAACCGTATTTACTTAGAAAAGTGGGTAGATATCGGTAAGGCCGAGGAGTCAGAGGGTGGGCGAGAGCTTTTAGAGCGCGTAGCTGCTATTGAACGCGGAGAAGATGTTCCACCTATCCACACAAGTGTTGCTGTATTCCTCGATCAGGTTGAAGCAAACGAAGAACAAAAAGCGCTAGGCGCTGATTGGGTCGCCAAGATTAAAGCCATGGATCATGACGCAATCTTACTCCATGAAGTTGGTGCCGCAACGCCTGAACAGGGCGTCGGGCTAATGGTTAACGCTGATCTAGCGACGCCAATCAAAGCTAACTCTGGTGCATTGGTTGGCGAGTCATATCGCGAACGAGAAAACCGGCTAGAACGTGCGGTAAGAGACAAATTTGCATCTGGCCCAGATGAATATGCGTGGGTTGCTGACTTCACTGACTCGCAAGTTGTTGTCGTAAGAAACGGCGGTAAGGCTGAAGTATTTGGCTATAAAAGCGATGGCGGAAAAATAACCTTTGATGAAACTGGCTCACCAGTAGTCCGGCAAGAGTCTTGGGTGGCTGTCGCGGTTAATAAATTCAAATCATTCCTCAACCAGCAGGATAGACCTGCAACAAATACAAACCAAACGGAGGGCGACATGCCTTTAACCAAAGAAGAACTAGAGACAATCGGCAACATGATTGGTGAGGCAGTGGCGGCAAATACCGAAAAGGCTATCAAGCCTCTTGCGGAAAAGGTTGATGCCCTGCAAGCCAATCAAAAAGAGCTATCAGACTCTCTCACCACAAACGCTCGAGCAGAAGAGGCTACCAAGCGAGCAGCAGTGGCTAAAGTCCATGGAGATATCGTAGCAAACGCACTGTCTGGTGAAGCGTTGGACAGCATGTTTAAAAACTTGGGTGATGCGGCACCGCTGGCCGGAAACTCAGCAAACAACCCAGCAGAAACCGGCGCACCCGCTGCCGATCAATACTTCAAGTAAGAGGGGATTCAAATGGCTTCTCGCTATCGCCGTGTAAACATTGACGGCAAGTCTCTGTACAAAACCGAGACACGAACCACTGCCGCGGCATTATTGCCAGGTACTGCAGCAATCATCAATAGCTCTGGTAAGTTTGCTCAGGCAACAGCTTTAACCGGTCGACTCTACATTATCGACTGCGCCCATCATGAAGGTTTAGGCATTCTTGACGCTGTCCCATCAGGTGACTCTGCTGTAGGTAACTACGTAGAAGAAGGTCGTGAGCTTGCTCTCCTGTGTGTTGCTGGAGCCTACAAAAAAGACTCACCGATCAAGCTTGGCTCTAATGGTCAATTTACTCTGGCAACCGCTGACACTGATTCAGTGATCGGCTACAGCCAAGATGAAGCGACTATTGCTGCAAGCTCTACTGATTTCATTCGCGTTCGTATGCGCGTTGGCACTGTTGCAGCGTCTGGCGCTGGCGCATAAGGAAGGATAAAACATGTATTTCTCTAAAGAGACATTGGCAGCAAACAGCCGCCTCGGCGGTCATTGGAATGAGTTGTGGGCTAACCGAAACATCTGGAACCAGCAGCAGAAAGGAATGATTGCAGCTAACCGATCGGTAATGACTACTGAGATGCTGGCATGCAATGCAGTAAGCGGTTTTGCCCGAGAGTTCTGGGCTGAAATTGATAACCAGATTCTTCAAATGCGTGATCAAGAAGATGGTATGGAGATCATCAATGACCTAATGGGCGTTCAGACAATCTTACCGGTTGGTAAAACTGCGAAGCTTTACAATATGGTCGGTGAAATTGCTGATGACGTGTCAGTTAGTATTGATGGTCAAGCTCCGTTCTCCTTCGACCATACAGAATATAACAGCGACGGTGACCCTATCCCTGTGTTTACTGCCGGTTATGGTGTGAACTGGCGTCATGCGGCTGGCATGAACTCGGTCGGCATTGATCTGGTCCTTGACTCACAGCAGGCCAAGCTTCGCAAAGTTAATAAACGCCGTGTTGCCTATTATCTTTCTGGTGACGCAAACATTCAGGTGCAGGGATACCCAGCGCAAGGCATGAAGAACCACCGCCATACGCAGAAAATCAATCTTGGTTCTGGTTCTGGCGGTGCCAATATCGACTTAACCTCAGCAACTCAGGCCCAACTGATTGAGTTCTATGGTAAGGGTGCCTTTGGTTCAACTGCTCGCAAAAACAAAGTCGCGCAGTATGATATCCAGTGGGTTAGTCCTGAGATTTGGGCTAATTACGCTCAGCCATATGTAGTGAATGGCGTCATTACTGGTACTGTTTTGCAAGCTATTTTGCCGTTTGCACCAGTGAAAGAAGTACGACCAACCTTTGCATTATCTGGCAACGAGTTTATTGCATACCAACGTCGCCGTGACGTGATATCTCCGCTGGTAGGCATGGCTCAGGGGGTAGTTCCTTTGCCGCGC